GAGAAAAAAGCACGTCAATTAACTGATAATGAGTACGACGATTTTGTAGACGAATTAGGTGGTGAGGATCATTTAGAAGCTTATACCTTTGATGGCACTGTCGGCGGTGCACAAAAAATTTTAAAAGAACATAAAGCTTATATGGACGATATGTATCAACAATATAAAATGGGTAAATTAGAACCAAAAGCAGGAGAAGTTAGTAGAGGGAGATTAAATCTTTTAAGAAAAAAAGCTGACGAAGCAGAAAGTACAAAAGACCATAGATTATTTAATCGTGATGAAATGGATGAATTAGATGTTTTAGAAGATCATTTTGCGCAAGTGGATAAAGAAGAATCATTTCGTTTTGCAGAAAAAAAAGCTTCCGAAGTTAAAAAAGTGAAAGCGAAAAAAAGTCCTTGGTATACAGATCCTAAAACTCTTACTCCAGAAGAAGAATTAAGAAAAGAATTTCCAGGAATCGATGATAACCTGATAAAAAATATTTTAGCAGATAAAAATCCTCAAAGAATTGCAGAAGTTAAAGCAACATTACACGAAGCATTAAAGATGCAACAAAAAGGCATGGGTCATGAAGAAATTATAAAAATTTTTAAAAAGAAACCAACTAAACATGCATCAGGCGGACTTGCAGGAATGTTAGGCGAATGAACCCATTAAAATTCATAGATCAGATTAAAGACATGTACAATGACCAAGATCCAGGGTCCACGATTCCTGGACCACGGAACATGGCTGATGGTGGACGGATCGGGTATGATGATGGTCAGTTCGTGGAACCTCGACAAGGTTTTTATAAAAAAGGTTTTGTGAAACCAGATCGTCTAACAAAAAAAGAAATAGATCAAAGATACAAAGCGAAAAAATTAAAAGAAAATCCAGAGTATAAATCTGAAATACATGAAAGATACAAAGCGAAAAAATTAAAAAAAGATCCAGAGTGGAATCCCTATAAAGAGGGTAGTATCTATAGAAAAAGAATAGAGGCAAAGAAAAAAGGTTTGGTTTACGATATAGAAACTGGGGAAACAAGAAAAGCACAACCAACGGGATTTCAAAAAACCTATCATAAATTTGAGGCTGGAGATAAAAAATTAATAAAAGAATGGAGAAAAACTTTAACTGATGCTGCTAAAAAAGGCGACATGAGTCAAACGACTGGATTTAAGGATTGGTTATCAAAAAAATTTGATAGTAAAGCAGTCAATACTATTAGAGCCAGAACTCGACTTAAATTGGGTTTTTTTAGCGGCCAAGAATATAATAACGCTCAAGAAAATTTTGTTAAGTCTTTGATTAAAGAACATAATGAATCAGATAAACTTTTACATACCAAGGAAAGTATTTGGAAAAAAACACGTTTTGATAAAGCTTCTGATATGGGGAAAAGAATGTGGAAACTGATGGATGATTCTAAAACAGGGTTAGAAAATATAGATATAAAAGTTAATAAAGCTATTGATAAGATTATAGATGGTAATTTACCTCTTAGAACGTCAAAAAAAGTTACTAGGCATATATCACAATATAGTCCGATTATACAAATGATTTCTGAGATCTCTGGAGCGGGTGGTACTCACACTATACAAGCGGCATTATTAAAAAATCCAAGATTTAAAGACAAAGAGTTTGCTGAGACGTTTAGATATTTAAATAGAGCCCATGCTAAAGATTTTCTAGGTCTACCTTTCAATGAAGCTTTCGAATATGCAAAATTTAGACAAGGTGGTTTGGATGTTAAAGGAATGCTTTCCTATACTACTAGATATCAAAACCCTGAAAGTAATATTATGAGCTTTGCCGTTAGGCATGCTAATAGGCATTTTAGAGATGGCACAAAATCTCAAGTTAAATTTTATAATTTAAAAGCGGATGGCACTAAAGGTGCGTATCTGTCTTGGGACAAACTTCCAAAAAATAGAGACGGTGATAGAGTTTTAGACCTTAAAAAAGTTGGCTTTGAATATAAAGATCAATTTTTCCATAAAAACAATTTAAAAACAAAAGGATATAAATCAGGATTGTTTGATGAAGTATATGCTATGTCAGGTAAGAATAGATTGCTAGTTCCTAATCCGAATGATCTTTCTAGCAAAATCACTTTAAAAAAACTTCTGCAAATGACGGGAGATAAATTAACCATAGGTCATGATGAGGCTTTGGGCGGCGTAAAAGGATCTCCTTTTAAAAATCTTAAACTTCAAGGAGAAAAATTAAATTCAGCTTTATTTCATGCTTACGATAAAATTCAAAATAAAGATTTAAGAAGGCTCATATTAAATCAATTAGAAGGACAATTTAAAGGTTTGTCTGGAGGTGATTATGAAAAAGCTTTTGTTGAAGGAAAAATTGATGAAGCTAAAAAAGCAATTACTTCAACAGACACTCTTTATAGAGGAGCTGGAAAAGAAGTTATTAAAGAAGCAGGTCCTGATCTTTTACAATGGAGCTCTAAAAAACAAAAAGAGATTCTTCGTGTTGCGGGCATAGATGACAAAGGATTCGAAAAACTTAAGAGACAAATTCTAAAAAAAATGGGCAATAAAGTTACAAATAAAGAAGCAGGATTCATTGCTACCGACATACTTAAAGATTTTGGAAAAATGGGTTTAAAAGGTGGAAGACTTTTAAAAATGTTAGAGTTGCAGTATGAACCTATATTTGAAGGTTTGTTTTATCAGTATGCTAAACAGTATAAAGGGTACGATCATGGTCTTGCAAGAGAAGAATTATTCCTTCCAAAAATGATAGCAAAAGCAGCTCCTGATCTTTGGAAAAAAGTTGGGTTCAAACCATTTAAAACAGGAGTTTGGGAAGGCGCTGATCCACTTATTGAGAAACAATTAAGAGAATATGGAGGCGGAGAATATATAGATAGAACCAATAAAGTTAACACAGAAGTGGATAAATATCATACGTTGGAAAATGATTTAAGTATGATGCAGGTTAGTCATGGAGATTATACGGCAGCTTCTCCAGAAAAAATTAAAGCTAAGGAAAAAGAAATTGAAAATCAACGTAACTTACTTATTGATTTAGAACACACTATTAAACCAGGAACTCCTGCTCATGACGCTTATATGATAGCTAAGGAAAAACAAGACTTTGAGTTTGGGAAAAATATTTCTGAATCAGATAAAAGAAAAGAAATGAGAAGACACAAAGAGTATTTAGAATATAAAGGAGGTAAACAAAGAAGTTTCCTTCTTCCTAAAGAAAAAGGAAAAAAAAGAGTAGAAGACCCTTTATTTAAAAAGCCTTATACTTTTTTAGAAACAGATGATACATTTCTTGATATTTTAAAACCAGGTAAAAAGGCGTGGGAAGAATTTGGTTTAACAGATACACAAGTTGGCCCTGTTGTTAAAGAAGGAATTAAAGATAAATGGAAACAAATATATGATATGGGTGGAATTGATCTTATGGATAAAATTGGAATAGCTGGCGGCGTTGCTAATATGGCAGGCGGCGGTATGGTAGGAATACGTAAACCAGGTGCAATAGCACCAACTGGAGGACCTCAATCACAAGGCTTGGCATCTACGCCAGAATATGGTACATATAACAAGGAGTATAAATGGCAGATATAGATAAAGCACTCCCGAATGTTAGACACGAAGTAAAAATTCCTGGTGCACAAGCACCTACGGATGTTGACATTACGGAAGCACAACAAAGACAACCTGTAGAAGTAACACCTGACGAAGAAGGTGGTGCTACAGTTAATTTTTCACCAAGTGCCGTGAACCGTGCTCAGTCAAACACGCACTTTGATAACCTAGCAGATATACTTCCAGAAACAGTTTTAGATCCAGTTGGAATTCAACTTAGACAAAATTACACGGACTATAAAATGTCCAGAAAAGATTGGGAAAGTTCGTACACAAATGGTTTAGATCTTTTAGGATTTAAATACGATAATCGTAATGAACCATTTCAAGGAGCATCAGGTGCTACGCACCCAGTTTTAGCTGAAGCTGTAACTCAGTTTCAAGCATTAGCTTATAAAGAATTATTACCAGCAGATGGGCCTGTTAGAACTCAAGTTCTAGGAGTGTCTAATCCTGCTAAAGAAGCTCAATCACAAAGAGTTAAAGATTTTATGAATTATCAACTCATGGATCAGATGAAAGAATATGAACCAGAGTTTGATCAAATGTTATTCCATCTACCTTTGAGCGGCTCAACTTTTAAGAAAGTTTATTATGACGATCTTTTAGGAAGAGCTGTTTCAAAGTTTATCCCTGCAGACGACCTCGTTGTTCCGTATACGGCTACCTCATTAGACGATGCGGAAGCGGTGGTCCATGTTGTAAAAATTTCTGAAAATGATTTAAGAAAACAACAAGTAGCAGGTTTCTATACTGATATAGAATTATCTAAACCAGTTTCAGCTGTAAATGCTGATAAGGTATCTGATAAGAAAAGAGAATTAGAAGGAACGTCTAAATCTACAAGAACAGAAAGCGTGTATACTCTTTTAGAGTGTCATGTTAATTTAGATTTAGAAGGCTTCGAAGATGTTGGTCAAAACGGTGAACCAACAGGAATAAAATTACCTTACGTCGTTACAGTCGAGGAAGGTAGTCAAAAGGTTTTGTCGATAAGACGAAACTATGCGCCCAATGATCCATTAAGAAATAAAGTTCAATATTTTGTCCACTTCAAATTTCTGCCAGGACTAGGATTTTATGGCTTTGGACTCATTCATATGATTGGCGGTTTGAGCAGAACTGCAACTTCTGCTCTCCGTCAATTATTAGACGCAGGGACTTTATCAAATTTACCAGCAGGATTTAAACAGAGAGGTGTTAGAGTCAAAGACGACGCTGCACCGATACAACCAGGAGAATTCAAAGATGTGGATACACCTGGTGGTAATCTAAAAGATGCATTTGTATTTTTACCATACAAAGAACCTTCAGCTACATTATTGCAGTTGATGGGAATTGTAGTAACAGCAGGACAGAGATTCGCGTCCATTGCTGACATGCAGGTCGGTGACGGGAACCAAGGCGCAGCCGTTGGTACGACCGTAGCTCTTTTGGAACGTGGTTCAAGGGTAATGTCAGCAATCCATAAACGATTGTACGTGGCCCTAAAACAAGAATTTAAATTACTGTCAAAAGTATTTGCACAGTATCTACCACAAGAATATCCTTATGATGTTGTTGGTGGACAAAGAAATGTTAAAGTAACAGATTTTGATGAGAGGGTAGATGTTTTACCAGTAGCTGATCCTAATATATTCTCAATGTCACAAAGATTAACATTAGCTCAAACTGGTCTGCAGTTAGCAATGTCTAATCCTCAAATGCATAATATGTATATGGCATTTAGAAAAATGTATGAAGCATTAGGAATAAAAGATATTGATAGAATTTTACCACCACCTCCACCGAATCAACCTAAAGATCCGTCTTTAGAACATATTGATGCTTTAGGTGGAAAACCTTTTCAAGCTTTCCCTGGTCAAGACCATAGAGCACACGTTACAGCTCACTTAAATTTTATGTCAACTAACATGGTTAGAAATAATCCAATGGTTATGGCTGCTTTACAGAAAAACATTTTAGAGCATATTAGTTTAATGGCTCAGGAACAAATACAATTAGAATTTAGAGAACAAATTCAGCAACTACAAATGATGCAACAGCAAGCTGCACAAAATCCACAGATACAAGAGCAAGTACAATCAATGACACAACAGATTGAAGCAAGAAAAGCTGTGTTAATTGCAGAAATGACTGAAGACTTTATGAAGGAAGAGAAAAAGATTACATCTCAGTTTGATCATGATCCATTACTTAAACTTAAGTCTAGAGAAGTTGATTTAAGAGCAATGGAGAATGAGCGTAAGCAACAAGAGATGCAGAAGAGACAAGAAATTGATCAAGCTAAAATAGTTCAAAATAGAGATATTACGGATGATAAGCTTGAACAGAACGAAGAATTAGCAGAATTAAGAGCTGATACTTCGCTAGAAAAGCAAGAAATGGCAAATGAGAATAGATTGACACTTGCTAAAATGAAACCAAACAGTATAAGTAAATAATTATGATGAACTATAAAAAAGGTGGCAAACCATTTAAGTTTGATGATTCTAAGGTCATTGTTGATCCTAGATCAGAAACTAGCTTTAGAGGAAGGTCGTATTTGTCGGCTGGAACTAAAGAAAAATTTAAAAAAGGTAAAGCTGCTACTGGATATAATAAAAAAGACGTAACCTGGTTTTAATTTATGGCTTTCCCAATTTTAGGAGCGCTTAAACTAGCTTTAAACGCTGGCAGTCACATATATAAAAAACGTCAAGAGACAAAGATGGCTATGGCCGATGCACAGCATATGGCAGCCACTAAGATGGCTAGCGGGGAGACAGAATACCAGGGTAAACTTTTAGAAGCCCGTCAAGCAGATTATAAGGACGAGGTCGTTTTAGCGATTTTAACGTTGCCCATTTTGGTGCTTGCCTGGGGAGTCTGGTCGGACGATCCAGAAGCTATGGCAAAGATAAAAATGTTCTTTGAACATTTTGCAGCATTACCGGGATGGTTTACAAATTTGTGGATACTTGTATGTGCGAGTATTTTTGGTATAAAGGGAACTCAAATATTTAGAAACGGCGCAGGAAAAAAATAATGGGTATTTGGAATAAAGCTTGGAAAGTTGGCAAAAAGGCTTTTAAAAAACAAAAAACTACTGGTACAGAAGTTATTACATCTGTTCCACCAAGTGTTGGTAACAAATCTTTAAGTAAATTAAAAATTCAAGTACAAAAAACAAAAGCCTCTGGAGCAAAATTAAAACAAACTCTATGGGAAAGTAAAAATAAAAAACGAGAAGAACGTTTTACATTTGCATATGATAGAGGAAACGTAACCAAAAAAAGCAAGAAAAAAGATTAATGGTAAATCCAAGATATAAACCTTTCAACGGTAATTCAAGAAAGCCTATTAAAAAACAGGCAGAAGTAAAATTAAGCGAAACAAAACAAGATTTTTTGTTTCCTGAAGAGGAAACATATATTGGAT